ATATTTGCTTCATCTTCACCGAATTTTTTCTGCAGCGCTTCCCAAGACAGTCCATTCTTGGTATGTCTGTGGATATACTTCAATATTCGAAGCGTTTTATTGTCGAATACTAGCATACTTAATATCATCCCCTTATATATTATTTTGTCCCAACAAAAAATGATCTCTGTTACTTAGAGACCATTAATACAATCCTGACAAACTTTCTTTCCCTTGAATAATACTAATTTGTCCTGACTTCCACAAAAGTAACACAAAGGAGTAAATTTCCTTAGCATTACGTATTCACCATCAGTGTAAATCTCAATTGGATCTTTAATACTGATTTCTAGAGCTCTTCTTAATTCAATGGGGATAACTATCCGTCCCAAGTTGTCAATTTTACGCACAATACCAGTTGTTTTCATCTTTTCTCCTATCTACTACAAAAGACTCCACTGTTATAAGTTTACACTTAATTGTCAAAATTTACAATTAGATTTGCCAGCTTCCAATTATCCTTGAATTTCCTTGACTTATAACCCAAGCAGAGCCATTACTACGATAGCAAAAGATTGATTCGCATGCCTTATAAACCTATCGAATGGAGCGTACCGTGGTAACCAAACGAGTTGTTAAGGAAATTGTGAGCCTGAACCAGTCTGTCGCTTCAACTCGGCCAGTTCGAGTATGCGCTTATGTCCGCGTCTCAACGAGCCATGAGGGCCAACTAAATTCGCTGCAGAATCAGACCGACTACTATACGAGTAAGTTTGCGAGCTCGCCACACCTGTCCTTTCGTGGTGTGTTCTCTGACGCAGGGGTCTCCGGCGCAAAACTGAACCGACCTGGCTTTTTAGCGATGTTGAACCTGGCGAGAGCCGGCGAGATCGATCTCATCTACACAAAGTCCATATCAAGGTTTGCGAGAAACACGTTGATGCTTCTTGAAATTGTCCGTGAGCTCAGGGATCTTGGTGTGGGTATCCTCTTTGAAGAACAGAACATCAATACCCTAAAAAGCGATGGCGAGTTGATGTTGACGGTGCTTGCTAGCATCGCGGAAGAAGAACGAAAATCCGTGTGCAGCAACGTGCAGTGGGCTTTACGAAAAAAGTGCTTGCGTGGAGAAGTCATGGTTGATACAAATCGCTTGCTGGGCTTTACCAAGGACGAGTCAGGGAAGTTGGTCATTCATCCCGAAGAAGCCGCTATCGTTTGTCAGATCTTTCGGATGTATCTTGATGGGTTAAGTGGATATCGGATTGCCCAGATTCTGACAAAGCAAAATGTCCCTACGTATGGACCCGGCCTTTGGCAAAGCCAACGGATTCTAAGCATTATCGGCAACGAAAAGTATGCTGGTGCATGCCGGATGCAAAAGACGTTTATAGACGAAACCGGCCGTCAGGTACCAAATCGCGGTGAGCGCGATCAATACTATATGGAGGACTCGCATCCTGCGATCATATCCCCGTCCGACTGGGAGACGGCGCAGGTCATTCGATCAAAAAGAGCCCCGAAGTCGTATCCCTTCACCCGGTTACTACGCTGCGCATACTGTGGTGCTTCCCTTACCCGTGTGACTTCGTCTGGTAGTTATATCCGTTGGGTCTGCCACCGCTATCTTTCGAAAGGAAAAGCAAGCTGCATCGGTAGTCGGATTACGGAAGCACGCCTGCTTGAACTAACCAAAGATTGTCCCATCACAGAACCAGTAATTGTAGAGGAGGTGTATTGTGAATCATATAGAACAGCCCGGAGCAAAAAAAGTTACCGTCTTGTACGCGTTTCCGAAACTCCCAAAGAAAAGTGAAGCGACTGATCGAAAGCTCCGTGTGGCAGCGTACTGCCGCGTTTCGTCAGAAAGTATGGAACAGCGGGTCAGTTACGATGCGCAGATCAACTATTACGAAACCTACATTTTGTCAAGACCGGAGTATACGCTTTCTGGCATCTTCGCAGACGAGGGTGTATCCGGTACCGATTGCAGCAAGCAAGAGGCGTTTCTTCGGCTGATGGAGGCAGCGAGAGATGGCCAGATTGATCTCATCATTACAAAGAGCGTATCTCGATTTGGTCGAAACACGCTGGACTGCTTAAAAAACATCCGCGAACTGAAGGCACTGGGCGTGGATATCTTCTTCGAAAAAGAGAACATTCACACGCTTGAGAGTAACGGTGAACTGCTGTTATCGTTGGTCGCTGCCATCGCTCAAAACGAGAGCTTTAACCAATCGGAAAATGTGAAATGGGGGATCAGAAGAAAGTACGAACGCGGTCAAATAAAAAGCATCCCTTCCGGGAAGTTTCTGGGATACAAAAAAGATGCTCGTGGAAATCTCATCATAGATGATGTCCAAGCAGCGGTTGTTCGCCGAATTTATCAGGAGTTTTTAAACGGGTTTGGCACGTATCAAATTGCCATGCGTTTAACAAAAGAAGAGGTTCCTATGGCCTACGGTGGTAAAGAATGGTGCGCCAGTCATATACGTAAGGTACTGATCAACGAAAAGTACCAAGGGGATACCAGATTTCAAAAGACCTATAACGCGGACTACTTAACCAAGCGCCGAGCGAAGAACAACGGAGAACTTCCGCAGTATTATCTAAAGGATAGTCATCCCCCGATCATCGACCGTGAGTCCTGGTCACTTGTACAACTGGAACTGAACCGACAACAGCAGTTTATGCAGGGTCATTTTATGACGAAGTATCATCATTTTAACCCAAAGTATCCCCTGAGCAGCAGAAGCTTCTGCCAGTCGTGCGGGCATGCTCTTGTAATGCGAGCATCCGCTCGTAAAGCAGACGCTGGGCAAAAATACTGGATCTGCAAAGGATATGGGGCCGGAAGGTTTGGTCCGACTGGACTGGAGACTTGTTGTAATGGTAATCGCATTTCTGATGCTGCAGTAGAGGATTTGCTGCTAACCGCTTGGAATGCGATGGTGGATCATTTCTGGCAGGTGCCAGATTCTAATCATGACAAGCTACTGTCTTACCGAGAAAGAGAGCTAAGAAAGCTGATAGCAGAATACAGCTCTCTTTCTAAACTGCCCTACTCCTTGCTCCTGCAAGTGTTAGATCATATTGAAGTCAACCGTTCCGGGGACATGTCTGTCTTCTTTCTTGCAGGTATCGAATACTCTATGTCTAAGGGCATCCAACTCGTTAGCGATTAAGCTGATGCCTGTTTCAAACGTCGCCTTCTATTTCAGTTCCATCCTGAAAGCGGAATACCAAGCGCTCATTTGCCTTCACGGTGACCGTTTCAATCGAAGCCCGCCAAAGTCTTTCATCAAACTCGTCAAGCATGTCGCTCTGCGCTTCCAGGTTCGAAATAAAACGCTCGAGGAAATGGTTTTTGCTTTGCTTTTCCCGTTTCAGTTCTTCTAGCTCGGTAACGCGCTTTGAAGCTTCGCGGTACCGTTTTAAATATCCATCATTCGTCTTCCTCCATTCCTCTTGGTCAAATGCCTTGTGGGCGTTTTCCTCTATGGCTCTTTTTGATAAATCAACAACGACCTCTATCTCTTGCTTAAGCTCTTCCAGTTCGGCTTCTATCTTTGCACTATCGCAGAGTGCGCTTTGTGCTAATCGACAGTTAGCGATCAGCTCATCCCGAAAACCCATAAGCGAGTTAAACGCTTCTACGAATTTTTGCTTTACAATGTCTTCCGTTACATAGGGGGTCAAGCATTTTGTTTCGCCTCTATATTTCTCATTGCACTGCCAAATCACCCTGCGGTACTTCGAATTGGAACTCCAGATCTTAGCGCCATAGAATCCGCCGCAGTCGCCACAAACCACTTTTGTTGACAATGGACTCTGACAGACGATTCGCCGCCCTAGTTTCTTTCTGCGTTCCATCTCTCCTTGCACCGCATCAAATTCATCTGGCTCGATGATTGCTGGGTGGCTGTTTTCTACGTAATACTGCGGTACCTCACCTTCGTTGTCTTTGATTTTCTTGCTTAGAAAGTCGACCGTGAAGCGCTTCTGCAGTAATGCGTCCCCTTTGTATTTCTCATTGGTTAGTATGGAGTCTACCGTACTGGTTTGCCATCTTGTTTTACCTCCTGGCGTTGGGATTTCCTTTTCCGTAAGGTGTTTTCCTATAGCGGAAGGTGTTTTACCTTCCATGAACATCCCATAGATCATCCGGACGATTTCCGCTTCGCTTTCCACGATCTTTGGGGTTCCGTCTTCCCCTTTTTCAAAGCCCAAAAACCGTTTGTATGGCATGCTTACTTTGCCGTCGGAAAATCGTTTGCGTTGCCCCCAAGTTACGTTAGATGAAATGTTTCGAGATTCCTCCTGCGCCAAACTTGAAAGAATGGAGATTAATAGCTCACCTTTACCGTCAAAGGTGTAGATGTTTTCCTTCTCAAAATACACCTCAACGCCTTTTTCTTTGAGATTTCGAACAGTAGAAAGACTGTCCACAGTGTTTCTGGCAAAACGGCTGACGGATTTCGTAACGATCAGGTCAATCTTTCCGGCCAAGGCGTCAGCTACCATTTGGTTAAATCCATTCCGCTTTTTCGTGTTCACTGCACTAATACCTTCATCTGAGTAGATCTTGACAAATTCCCAGTCATTGCGTCCTTTAATGTACTTTGTGTAGTAGTCGACTTGGGCTTCATACGAGGTTTGCTGCTCCTCGCTATCAGTCGAAACCCTAGCGTAAGCAGCAGTTCTTCGCTTTGTATTACGCTGATTGGTTTGTGCCGAGATTTGGTTGACGATTGCTGGTATTACTCTAATGCTTGATGCCACGTTCGCCACCTCCCTGTCGCATGTTCTCGGGCGGCCGTACGCATTTCATCCGTCCAGACTTCCCGTCTTGATTTACTCTTCCAGACTTTTTCGATTGTATAGTTATTTTCAAATGCGAAGCTTAGTTTGTTGGGCTCAAGGACCACGATTTTTGCAATCTTATTTTTAAATCGATCTTCATTAAACTCTTTAAGGTCTAACACTTCAATACTCTTGGAATATAAAACATGCTCTGGTATTTGCTTCGCTGGGCATATAGTTTTTCCCTCATTAAGATACTTTGTACATTGCCACATAATCTTGCCGTTTCTAACTTTACGTTTATATTTACTGCCACAGATTCCGCACTGAATAATACCACTAAACGGATAACGGTTGCGTGTGTCACTCTTGGTTTGACAACTTTTGCGCCGCTTGTTCAAAGTTGCTTGTGCTTTGTCGAAGAGTTCTTGACTAATAATGGCGGGGTGTGTGTTTGTTGCATCATACATCGGTAGTTCGCCCTTGTTGTTTACAAGCCTTTTGGTTAAATGATCTGCCACGTATCTCTTCTGAAGCAACGCATTTCCGGTGTATTTCTCGTTTTTTATGATGGAGATAACACGCACGGTATTCCACTCTCCTCCTCTGGGGTTTTGTATTCCCAGTGCTCGCATTTTTCTTGCAATATCGTCACCCCCTAAGCCATTGATATAGTCCTCAAATATCATACGAACAATAGCAGCTTCATTAGGCTCGATTTCAATTTTGCCTTTTGTTATTTTGTAGCCGTACATAAACCTTAGGTTTGCTAACTCACCATTCATAAACCGTGTGCGAATGCTCCACTTGCAGTTTTCACTTACGGACCTACTCTCTTCCTGCGCGTAGCAAGCAAGGATGGTCAACATAAGTTCACCCTCGCTGCTCATGCTATGGATGTTCTGTTCTTCAAAGAACACATTTACATTCATACTTTTCAGTTCTCTCACCGCTTCCAATAGATCAACCGTGTTTCTTGCAAAACGTGAAATTGACTTTGTTAGAACGAGATCGATCTTTCCTTTTCGGCAGTCCTCAATCAATCGCTTAAATTCGGGCCTGCTGCTCTTTGTTCCTGTACAAGCTTCATCGGCATAAACGCCAGCATAAAGCCAACCGGGATGCTGCTGGATACAGTCGCTGTAATAACTCACTTGAGCAGCGAGGGAGTGAAGCATATCATCCTTTCCTGACGATACCCTTGCATAAGCGGCAACCTTCGAAGGAGATGGCATCTTCGGTTTAGCTATCTCAAGTTTTGTAATTCTCTTTTTTAACATTTCATCCTCCTTTCGTATTTACATATATCACTCTAAACCGCTTAAATTGCAACCACTTTCAGCGATAGATGCTGCCTTTTGCTAGGTTGTATTTATCCGCTATAAGAGCTTTTATTTCTACGAATTCGACCTCGTTGATCATTCCCTGATCAAGCCATTTCCGAAAAATCGCAATAGCAATTCGGTAGTGAAGGATTGCTTGTTCCTTGCTCATGGCCGCACCGCCTTGGACTTGCCATAGCAGGCACGCGAGCAGTATTTTCGCTCACGTTTCCCAATACCTTCAAAATCCCGGCCGCAGGTCTTGCAGGTAAACCGCTGG